TAGACCAATTGCACCGCCATTAACACGTTTAGTAATAGATGTTACTACTGCATCTGTTGCTCCACCATCTGCTAATTTATGTAAACTATTTTTATGGAAAAACCAAGCAGCGGATAATAATGGGTATTTAGTTGCTACTAGGTCAGGATTATCAATAATCGATTCAGTAACAACTGCATCAAACGCCTTATAATTATCTTTGCCAGTTAATTGAATATAACCACGTCCGCGAAATTTATATCCCTCACCTGTAGCTTCAGGGCCGTTACCCATTCTGCCACCGTAAACTTTATTTGCAATTTTTTCAGGTTTACGCTCATATTGCTTAGCTAAAGCTTCTGTTGGAAAATATTTCTTAAAAATACCTAGTAATCCTTTCGCACCATAGTTTAAATTTTCGTTTAACGCTTTGAATCCGCCTGATTCGTGGCCAGCTTGCGCCAGAAAATGTGCTAGGCGTAAAGGAGTATTTAATTCAAATTTAGTAATTGTATCAGGTAATTGAGCTATAACAGCATCAGGAATATGACCTTTTAGTTTATCTATATTCATAATTTATTTATTTTAATTTTAACTTACTACTACTCTACCCTGTATGTCTGCATTCGGGTATCTAATTTCAAATATAGAAGGGTCTAATGATGGATATACATTTCCATTTCTAGTAGCTCCTTCAATGTCATATCCATAAGGTGAATAAGTATTCCCTGAGGTATCTTGTTTGTTTATTATACTAATACTAGGAACGGATTGTACTCCTTTTACTAGTAATAGAAGGGATGTTAAATCTGAAAGTATAATTGGTTGATTAATTGACCATTTTTCTATGTTAAAGAAATCTTTTAAAGCATTTATACAATCTCTTAAAACTGCTTGGTTGCCATACCCATTTGTAACAATAATATCAAAATTTATACCTATATTTACATAGAAAGCATTTCTGATGTTAATAGCATCAGTAATCATTCTATAATCGTTTAAATAAGTAATTAGATTTTGTTTTAAAGTAGTAGAAGGTGTTATTAATTGTTTATTTGAATTATAAGCTAATACATACAAATCTAAAGCTAAAGAATTAGAATTTTGTGCTTGTTGAGAAGTATTATTTACATCTTGAGTTATATAAACTTTAGCAATATTACCATAATTAGAAGGTAAAGATAAAGTTCTAGTTAAATAATCGTTTTTAGTTACAGCACGTAGTTGAGAAGCATGAGCATATAAAGCATTATTTCTTATTTCTTCTACTTCATCTCCACCTTTACCACCAGCAGAAGGAGCCGGGTTATTAGAAATAACACTATTAAAAATTGTTGGTGATAAACTGTCATTAATTCCTGATTTGAAATAAGCACTAGTTGAATTAATAATAGTTAAATCATTTGCAGGAACATTTGATGTAATTCCTCCCCCTACTAAATATTTAACAGTTAATGTAGTATTAGAAGGAGCTAATCCATATTCTTGAGTATAATATACAGAAGCCTGGTTGAAATTGCTTAGTAAATTAGAAGTTCCAGGTATTAAGCCTAATTGAATATTATCAGGAGTTGGTATAATAGTTTCATCTGACTTATTAGAAACCCCAGCTCCAAACTCTAATTGTAGTGATGTACTAGATAAAAGTCTAGAAACAAATCTACGAGGAACTCTTCTTAATTTTAATAAATAAGGAACTTGATCTGTAGTATAATTAGGATTAGCTACTTTATCATATACAGAAGATTGGGCTAAATAAGGTACTTCATACCATTTATTTCCATCGCTATCTGTTACGTCTGTTATTTGTAAAATATTAGTATCACTAACATTAACAGTAGCAAATTTTTGTGGAGTATTAAATGTAAAAGTAGTAGTTTTTTCTTCAGCTGATATTGCAGGAGTTGATTTTTTAACAAGAAAATAAGAATCATTATAAAGAGTAATAGTAGCACTTCCAGTATCACTAAAGTCTATATCCTGTGTTGTTATAAAATTTGTTCGAGTAGTAGTAGAAGTAATAGGAGTATTTGCAGGAATTATTAAATAATATCTACTATCAGGAACAGCTACTGAATTTACTATTATTGTTGGAACTAATTGGAATATATCTACGTTAGCAATAGATGCATAGGATGCTTTAGGTCTATACCCTAAAGTATAAGCCATTGCATATAAATTTTCTTTTTCTTTAGCGTATAATAAAAAGTTCTCTTGTATTTGAGTATCAACATAAAATGACATTACATCGCCAACATATGAAGCCATTTCAATAAACATTGCCCCTGGATTGGCATCTGAAAAATCATTATATGAATTAGGGAAATAGGTTTTAGCATAATTTATAAGATTAGCTTTAAAATCACTAAAATCCTTGTTTAAATATGATACGTTTTTATTATCTTGAGTCATTATTATGTAAATTGTACAGTTATTTGATCAGCCGAATTAGAAATAAGTAAACGGTAACTTATAGTTATATTTAAAGAATTATAATCAAATTCAGGAATAATAGCTACATCTGTTAATTCTATTTCAGGAATAAAAATACTAACAGCATTTATTATTTTAACTCTTAATGTATCTAAATCAGGACTTGTTATATTTTCAAATAATGATTTTCTTATATCTGCTCCAAATTCAGGATTCATAATTCTTTCACCTTTATCAGTTAAAAGTAAATTAATTAAATTTGACTTAACTTGATCTTTAGTACTATAAGTATTATTAAATACCCCAGCAGCATTAAAAGGTAAAGATACCCCAATAACAATATTCTTTTGTAAATCTAACGGATTTACTCGTATTGTTTGAGGTATTGGCATTTTATCCTAAATTTTTAAGTCCTGCTCTTTCTTGTGGTGTCATGTTAGCTGCTGAATCAGCTAAAAAAGCTAAATATGGATTTACAGGTTCACCTGTATTTTCATCAACTTGGTCACGTATAACCTCTAAAGGCATGCTTGACTGATATTGTTGTGGTTGTTGAAACCCAAATGCTTCACCCATTTTAGCACGCAATGATGATCTAACATCAGGATTGCCTGACATTACATCGTTACTAGAGAAACTCATTGTTTTATTTTCACGTAATGCTTTTTTTTCTTGTTTAGCCATGTGCTCTTCAAGAATGAATGGTAATTCTTCATGAATAGCATCAACTACTGCTTCTTTAATTAATCTTTTAAATGCTTTAGTATTCATAATTATAAATATTTTATCCTTGTAAATTTCGTTGGTCTATGATTATTTTTAATTGTTCTACCAATTGTTGTGGATCTAATGTAAATGAAAATGCACTTTTTAAAATTTCAACTCCTAATTTATTAATAGCTACGGCATAGTGTCGTTTATTTCCTTTTACAACAAATTTAGAGTCATTTTCTTCTTTAATAGCAAATTTAAATCCTTTATATTCCCCAAACTGGTTTGCATTAGGATCTTGGATTCTATTTGCTAATGATTGTAACCCTGATGGGTTAAGATTACTTAATTGATTTTTTAAATCACTTTCACTTAAATCTAAATTTCTTTTACCTAAATAATCTAATAATGATTGAGAATTTCTTAGCCTATCATAATAATCTTCATCTGATTCACCTGACAGACGATTAATATCTGATAATGGGTCTGAGCTGGATTTTAGGATTTGGTCTAGATAATCTGATAATTCTAAATCATCTAAAAATTCTAAAGTTCTTTCTTCTAAAAGTTGATTTAATTCGCGTAATTGTCTTTTTAAATCTTCTAAAACCTCAATAGCAGATTCTAACATGGGAATTACTATAGATAAAATTGTTCTTAATCCACTTACAATACGACGAGTAAATTCGTATAATATAGTAAGAGCCTTAGCTATAATAGGTAAACCAGGAGGAATTACTGCTAATACTAAAATAACAGCATTTAATACATCTGCTATTGTTTTAGTTACAGTAAGAATTTTTAAAAGAGCTCTTATTTTATTTTCCTGTCTGTTAATAGCATTAATACAGGAATTTCTAGCTACCCTTGCTTGATTAAGGGCTTCTAAAGTAGTTGCTTCTTCTATTATGACATTTGTTTGATCAACTAATCTTTGTAAATTATCACTATCTGTAATTATTTTGATTACCTGTCTTGTTATAACTTGAGCTATAATTGTAGATAAAGATTTAAAAACAAACTGAGCAAATTGTTTTATTTTTTCTTTATCTGCTAGACTTTTTTCTTTGTTGGCTTGGTTTTTTTTAATTTTTAGTTTAGCCTTATAATCTTTAAATTTAGCTTCAATTTGTTTATAAGGTCCTAATATTATATTTTCTAATTTTGTTTGAAGATCTTTTTGTTGTTTATCTAAAAGTTTTTTAGCATCTTCATAATTTTTATTTTCAGCAGCAACAGCTAAAGTATATGCAGTTCCTATTGCTTTTTCATTTTCATCATATAATATAATTTCATTATCTAAAACAGGAGGTAAAACTTCTACTGTACCTACACCTACTATTACCTGAGTTGGTTTGGAATCATTTTCTAGTTTCTGTAAATTTAGAACATGATTTATTTCTAAATTTATTTTTTTTATAACAATAGCTTCTATTTCTCTTTTTAAAAGATCTACAGCGTTTAAAAGAGTTGTTTTTACAATTTGTTTACCTGTATTTACAAGTTGATCTCCAAAAGCCTTAGGATTTTGAACACTATTTAAAGTATTATTTATTTCCGGTGGTACATACTGGGATAAATTTGTTTGAACATCTGTAGCCATTATACTGTAAAGTTTTGTTTAGATACTATTTTATCAAGCTTTTCATATAAAGAAGTAATATTATTGTATAATGATTCTGCTGCTCCCTCTACTTTAGTTATAGGAGAACCTTCTTGGGTAGAAGCTACTGATGTTAATTTAGCAGCAAATAAAGCTATATGAGTTATCATTTCCGCAAGTAAATTAACTGTTTGAATACCTAATACTAAAGGTTCATCTGGTAGGTCATTATTTTCTTTAGTACCTAGAAATATTTTAGGTATAATACCTTTTAAAGAATTTTTTTGTAGTTTAGCATTTAAATGAATAGAAGTATCAGCATTTAAATTTATAGTATTAAGAGTACTTATTTCAATATTTTTTTCAGCAAAGAACATTAAATTTTCCTTTTTAGAATTCAATACAACTCTATCAGCATTAATTATAACCATTGAACCATCAATATATTCTTTAATTGGGATAGGTAATGTAATAGGATTAATATTTACTTTAGAAACATTTAAAGGAATTTTTTGAGAAGTAGTTAAATAAATAGAAGATGCATCTACATTTAAATTTTCAACAAAAAAACTTTGTGATATACGACTTTCTAAACTTCTATCCCATTGGTGGCCATTAGATATAATTGTAATGGGATCTCCATCTCCACCTAAACTATTACTACTCCAATTATTTCTGTAGGAAAGATTTCTTACAGTAGTTCCAAAACGAATAGAATTTCCTTTTCTTCCTTGTAAAATATGATCTCCTTCAAAATTTAATAAATTTCTAATATCATTTTTTTCAACAAAAGTTTTTCCTATAGAAATTTCTTTAGTAGGTGTTTGAGCGTTTAATTGGGGATTATTCCATATATTAATAGGTGCTATATAATATTTTTGACTAGCACCATCAATTGTTTGGGTTGCTGGGGAGGGGAGATCAATAATATAGACTAATTCCCCTATTAAAGGATAATAGGCAAATTGAGGAAAAAAAGGTTTAGCTATATCACATCCTTGTAAAAATTCATCTGTTAAAGACCCAGCTATTTTTTTTGAACTATTGTAGTCACGATAGAATATAGTACCCATTCCACTATAATCACCTACTCTTTCAAATTGTTTAACAGTAGGAGTATTAGTAGTAGTTGCAACTCCAAATACTCTTCCTACTTTAGGTTTTAAAATATTAAGAGCAGTAGAATTACTATTTACTGCATTAATAGATGATGCAAAAGAACTTAAACCTGTTTTTATTACCATTACTTAGTATTTTCGTATTGTATCTGAGGTTGAGGGATTTGTTCTAATAATTTATTGCTTTGTTCTTCTATTATTTTTTGATCTTCAAGTAAAGCATTAATTTCATCCATGTTAATTAACTCATTACCAGCACTAGCATTAACAGAGGCAGCACGTTGTGCTATACCAGCC